CTCCCCCCAGGCTGTTTACAAAATCAGCCAAATGATATATAATACTACATCTATTAAACAATAAGAAAAGAGGTACTAGGTATGCAAACGCAGTTTGTAGACACGAGAGAGTTTTTGTCCGAAACGAAGTTTTATGATGGATACTCCCGTTTTAAAGAAGAGACTGGACAATATGAAAATTGGGATGAAGCAGTTGATCGCGTTATCGAAATGCACGTTGAGAACTATAAACAAAATAGCAACAAACTAGCACCATACCTAGACGAAGCAAAGCAAGCATATAAAGAGCAGCGTGTACTTGGAGCTCAACGTGCACTACAGTTTGGTGGTGATCAGCTACTCAAGCATCAGATGCGCATGTATAACTGTACCTCGTCATATGCTGATCGTGCTGCTTTCTTTGGTGAATATTTCTATATCCTATTGTGTGGTGCTGGTGCAGGTTTCTCTGTACAAGAACATCATGTTGGAAAACTTCCAAAGATCCAACAGCGAACAAAACAAGCAAAAGGATTTATCGTAGAAGATAGCATCGAAGGTTGGGCATCAGCACTCGACGTACTTATGTCATCATACTTTGTTGGTGGCGGTAAGTATCCAGAGTATGAAGGTCGTAGAGTATTCTTTGACCTATCTCAGATTCGTCCAAAGGGTGCTAAGATCTCAGGTGGATTTAAAGCTCCTGGCCCTGAAGGCTTACGTAAGTCTCTTGATAAGATCGAGCATATGCTTCAAGGTCTTGTCATGGATATCAAAGAGCCAGTCGCACTTCGTCCTATTACTGTGTATGATACCTGTATGCATGCAGCTGACGCTGTCCTGTCAGGCGGTGTACGTCGTTCTGCTACTATCTGTCTCTTCTCACCAGAAGATGATGAGATGATGAATGCTAAGACAGGTAACTGGTTTGTTGATAACCCTCAGCGTGGTCGTTCAAACAACTCAGCAGTGATTGTCCGCGATGAAGCAACTCCTGAGATGTTCTCAAAGATCATGAACTCGGTTAAATCATTTGGTGAACCAGGTTTCTACTTCACTACATCAAAAGAACATACTACCAACCCGTGCGTTGAGATCGGTATGTTCCCACAGTATGAGGGCGAATCAGGTTGGCAAGGCTGTAACCTAACAGAGATCAATGGTGGTATGTGTCATACAGAAGAAGATTTCTATAAAGCCTGTCGTGCTGGTGCTATCCTTGGTACAGTACAAGCTGGATACACCGACTTTAAATTCTTGTCTCCAGTTTCAAAGAAGATCTTTGACCGCGAAGCATTGCTTGGTGTATCAATCACTGGTTGGATGAATAATCCGAAGGTATTGTTTGATGCAAAGGTCCTCGAAAAAGGAGCAAAGATTGTTAAGCAAGTCAATAAAGAAGTATCAGAAATCATTGGCATTAATCCTGCTGCTCGTACTACTTGTGTTAAACCAAGTGGTAACGCTTCGGTACTACTCCAAACTGCCAGTGGAATCCACGCAGAACATTCACCACTCTACATCAGAAATGTCCAGATGAATAAAGAGTCTGAGATTACTCAGGCAATCATCAAGACAAATCCATATATGGTAGAAGAGTCAGTTTGGTCTGCCAATGGTACAGACGTCGTCGTATCATTCCCAATCGTACCAAAGAAAGGGTCATACTTTAAAGACGACCTCTATGGTGTAAAGCACCTTGAATTGGTGGCAAAGGCACAGAAACATTGGGTAGTAGCAGGTACAAATGAAGACCTTTGTGCAGATAAAGGTATTCGTCATAATGTATCAAATACAATCATCGTTGACAACTGGGATGAAGTAGAAGAGTATGTCTATAAGAATCGTTATTCTTTCTCTGGCATCTCTTTCCTCTCTCCGACAGGAGACAAAGACTATAATCAGGCACCAAACACTGCTGTGATTGATGAGAAGAAGATGGTCAAAGACTATGGTACAGCTGCTATCTTTGCATCTGGTCTTGTAGTTGATGCGATGAAGGTATTCCCTAATTTATGGGATGCATGTGCAACGGCTCAAGGTTATGGCTTAGATATTAGCCTAGAGTCTGCTGAAAACTCTGCTCGTAAGGATTGGATCAGACGGTTTGAAAACTTTGCGAATAACTATTTCAAACACGATATGAAGAAGGCTGAGCATTGTTTGAAAGATGCCTACCTCTTACATAAATGGAATAAGATCCAACAGAACCTAAAGCCTGTAAGCTGGAGTGAAGACCTAACTGAACAAAAGTTTACTGACGTTGATACACTTGCCGCGGCTGCGTGTGCAGGTGGAGCCTGTGAGATTGATTTTTAATGGAAACAAATTACAGAATCGAATGTGAAGAATGTTATGAAACCACGCTCGTTCTATGTGACGGGGACGGGACTCCTGAGTTCTGTCCCTGTTGTGGACGAAGGGTCGAACCAGAAAAGATCGACCAAGACGAGTTATAGATAACTATATGTGGTCATATAATGAAAATGAATTTACAGACACTCCAGAAGAATACCAAGGTTTCGTATATCTCATCACAGAGTTGGATACAGGTAAGAAATATATCGGTAAGAAGAACTTCTGGAGGCCTAAGATATTACCAAAAAATTCAAAGAGAACTCGAAGAGTCAAGACACGAGTCCCCTCTGACTGGTCAGAATATTATGGGTCTAATAAGGAAGTTCAATTACTCGTTGAATCAAAAGGGCGAAGTAATTACAAAAGAGAGATCTTAAGACTCTGTGAGACCAAAGGAGAGATGTCATATTATGAGGCAAAGCTCCAGTTTGAAAACGATGTCCTACTCAAGGACGATTACTATAATGAATTTGTTGGATGCAAGATACACTCGAGACATTTACCGAAGCACTTAAGGATTACTACCAAGATCGATTAGTCGATCCTGATATGTATCCAAGTGTGTTCAATTACCAAGTGCGAGTGTTTATGTACGTAAAAAAAATCACTCCAAAACTAAATTAACTGTGTACATTACCTCAAAAACAGGGTATAATAATCCTATAATCAAATGAGGAGAATATTATGCAGTTCAAACCAAACCGTTCATCATCATATCGTGGTACATTTAACATCGAAGACAAAGCTGATCGCATTGCCATTCGTAAGTTGAAGCATGACGTGTACGCAGCAAATACACCTGGAAATGCTAAGCGGGTTGTTCTACGTGGCCGCGAACCATATGAGAAGATGAAGGTCGAAGAAGGTTACTTCACACCAGCTTCGAAGGGTCCAGTAAAATATACATATCATGGAAATCTCGTCGGTGGCATTTTTAATGCTAAAGTCGTAGATGTCTATGTCTACTCACGTAAGGATTAATAATGATTTTAGTTGACTTTAGTGCCATCGCAGTAGCCAATATTGCAGTTCAAAAACTAAACGATGAAGATATGATTCGTCATATGATTCTTAACACCTTACGCATGTACCGTAAAAAGTACAAGGATAAGTTTGGTGAATTGGTATTGGCCTGTGATGGTCCTAATAATTGGCGTAAGACTGTGTATCCACAGTATAAAGCTAATCGTAAGAAAGGCCGTGACAACTCATCGTTTGATTGGAATGCTGCCTTTACTATCATGAACAATGTACGAGAAGAGCTCAAAGAACACTTCCCGTATAAGGTACTGCATATTGATGGCTGTGAAGCTGACGATATTATTGGTACACTTGTAGAAAACACACAAGAATTTGGTCAGTACGAAGAAGTAATGATTATCTCTGGTGACAAAGATTTTGTTCAGCTACAGAAGTACGAGAACGTTCAACAGTTTTCTCCAGTACAAAAGAAACAAGTAGTTGAAAAGAATCCACGTGCTTTCTTAGTAGAGCAGATCATGCGTGGTGATACATCAGATGGTGTACCTAATGTACTATCAGAAGATAACACGTTTGTTGAAGGTCTAAGGCAAACACCTTTAACTCAGAAGAAACTCGATGCATTGATTGCTGATCTTAATGATGGCGAATTACTTTATGCTGCATCGTGGTATCGTAACTATTGCCGTAATAAGAAGCTTATTGATCTATCAGAGACACCGACAGATCTTAAATCTCAAATCATTATGGAATTTAATGAGTCAATTCCAGATGAAAGACGTAAGATGGTGTTTCCATATTTGATAAATAAGAGATGTAATCAATTGATTGATTCAGTACAGGAGTTTATTTAATAATGAAATACGTATTTGAAGTCCTTGAAGAAGTTCAGAAAGCAAAGACTAAACCTGAAAAGGTTGCTATCTTGAAGAAGAACGAAACTTGGGCACTAAAAGATGTTTTGAGAGGATCAATCGATCCTGTCATCAAATGGCATTTTCCGAAAGGTGAAGTGCCATACACCCCATCAGAAGCACATAATCATCCAACAAACCTATTGCGAGAAAATAAGAAGTTTATCTACTTCGCTGTAGGTGGCAAAGGTGATAATCTACCAGCGTTTAAACGAGAGAGATTGTTTTTAGGTATCCTAGAGTCAGTCCATCCGAAAGACGCTGAGCTTCTTGTTGACATGATTAATAAGAAAGCACCGAAAGGTGTTACTAAGGCAATCGTCAAGGAGGCATTCCCTGGTCTTATCAGAGAATAGCTTAAAATATAAACCTTTAACAAGAGCATACGCTGAAACGCGTCATGCTCTTTTTTACTTTGGAGAATACTTAATGGTTTACGCTCAGCTCGAGAGATTAAAAAAAGATTCAACCGAATTAGACAACTATGCTAAGAAGTTACAGAAAAAGGGTCAAACAGAGCAAGCTAAAAAAATAAGGATGAAGAGAGATTATATCATCAACACATTACGAGAACTCCAACCAAATCCCACTTAAAACAAAATAATCCGGTGTACAATCTCGGCCCATATGGTATAATAGAGTATATCTTAAACAAGCAGAGGTAGTATCCCTATGAAATACACATCAATAGTTGATCAAACCTTTCTCGATATATTAGAAGAGAAAGTGAAGAAAGACAAACGACCTGATTCTGAAGCTCGGAGCCAGTTTGGTTTTGAAATAGCAGAATATTGTTTAGGCAAAATTCCTGGATCTGGTCACACTTGGTTCAAAGAATTTGTTCCTGATACTAAACATGAACTGTTGGGTAATTGTGATTTTAAATACCATAATAAATATGGTAAATTAACCATATCTAGCACTGTAAAAGGGTGGATAGAACAAGGTCTAATTGACACATTCATTACATGGAAATATATATCTAGGAACCCATATAAACATTTAGAATTAGGCGAGAAGATTAAGTTTGAATTACTTATGTACATTGATGCAAAAACAGTGTATAATAATCTTATAAAAACGTCTAAAACTGATGGCAATGGAGCTCCAATTTATGAATATATTTGTCCTTGATTCAGATCCAACGACTGCTGCGCAATTGCAGTGCGATAAGCATGTAGTAAAAATGATTGTAGAGTCTGCGCAGATGCTTTCTACTGCACATCGCATATTAGATGGCACTGTACAGATTGGGCCTTCGAAGTCTGGTAAACGTATGGTTAAACATTATCGGCTATTCGAAGATCCAGAATATGACTCTATCTTATACAAAGCAGTGCATAATAATCATCCATGTACTGTTTGGACTATGGAGTCTGATACTAACTATCGTTGGCATTGGGATCATTTCGTAGCACTTTGTGACGAGTATACATATCGATATGGTAAGATTCATGCTACGTCTATCTTGAAATCACCTCTATGGACTTTACCAAATAATATACCGAAAGGACCTTTGACACCATTTAAACTTGCAATGAAAGCAAACCCTGAATGTATGTTCCAAGATCCTATCAAATCATACCGTGCTTTTTATCAAACTAAACAAGATCGTTTCAAAATGGTATGGACGAAACGAGATACTCCAGATTGGTTTAAATCAAATGCCTCTTTATACGCTACGTAGACTATCAACAGAAGAAGAATGGGATGTCAATTGCTCATTCCATGATTTGGCACCAATGCTTGAAGATGATGACATTGTAAGAGTGTTGAAACCACCGAAGTTTTCTGCTAATGGTACTAAAGATAACCTATCAAAGGCTGGTTCAGGTTGGAAAGATCTGTTGGGCCGTATCAAAAAAGGTTCTGGTAAGAACAGTAAGATCAATCTATGACACATACAAACCGTGTAAGATTCGAAGATATGAAGAAAATCGATCCTCAGACAGAGAATCAATTAAGTGTATTCGATAGTTGGGATGATGGTGATAACATCGTCTTAGCTGGATCAGCAGGTACCGGTAAGACGTTCTTAGCCATGTATTTGGCGCTTGAGTCTGTACTGACCCGTGATACTCCATACCATAGAGTAATTATCGTACGGTCTGTAGTACCTGTGAGAGATATGGGCTTTTTGCCTGGTACCCTCGAAGAAAAGAAAGAAGTCTTTGAAACTCCGTATAAATCAATCTGCAATGAACTTTTTAATGATCCAAAAAGTTATAATAAAATGATAAATAATAACACGATAGAGTTTACTACCACCTCGTATATTCGAGGTATGACTATTGATAACGCTATCATAGTGGTAGATGAAATGCAAAACCTCAACTTCCATGAACTTGATTCTGTTGTCACACGCGTAGGGGAAAATTGCAGAATCATATTTAGCGGAGACTATTATCAGTCTGATTTTACTAACGAGTCAGATCGGCAAGGGATCCAAAGATTCTTACGAATCGTAGAACAGTTGAAAAATTTTAGTGTGATCACGTTTAACTGGCATGATATCGTAAGATCAGACTTCCTTCGTGATTATATCATGACGAAGGAGCTTCTAGGAATGAAGTAATGAAATATTACCTAATAATGTTTGCTATGCTGTATGCCACATCGGTATTTGCAGTGGAAACAAGATCAAAACCAGTACAATGTGGCGATTACGATAGTTTAACTCAAGTTATTGAAAGAGCTGGCGAAAAACCTCTAGTAGGAGGTATTTCAGAAGTAAAATTTGAAGGTGGCGCTACTGAACATCTTCCTGTTTACATATTTGCTAATACCGATACAGGCACATTTACTATCATTGAAATACATGCTGAAGAAGTTTGTGTACTTGGTTACGGTAGTAGTTTAGATTTTAATGTACAGCAGTACTTTGAAAAGAAGAATCCAACATGAGGAAAGAAGAATATAATGGAGTTTGTACATGAACCACTTGATCTTGGCTATGAAGACTTGGTTACTGAATCACGCGACGGTAGGAGAGTATATAATACTCCTGACGGTAATCAGTACCCTAGCGTTACTTCAGTATTAAGTATTATTAATGAAGAACAGATCGCTGCTTGGCGAAAACGTGTTGGTGAAGATACTGCTAACCAAGTAAGTCATCGCGCTGCAAGTCGTGGTACGTCTGTTCATAGTATTATTGAAAGGTATTTGAAAAATGAAGATACATCAGAGTTTCTCCCACATATTAAGCAAAGCCTTCAGAATCTCAGGCCAATTCTTGATCGATCTGTCGGGAAAATCTTTGGTCTCGAGAGTGCTCTTTTTAGTCGCCATCTTGGGTTGGCTGGTCGTGTTGATTGCATAGCTGAATTCGATGGTGTACCCTCAATTATCGACTTTAAGACCTCTCGGTACCCTAAGAAAAAGGAGAGCATTCCTAACTATTTCGCACAGGCTAGTGCTTATGCGATTATGTTCGAAGAGAGGACCGGCATGCCAATCACTAACACCGTTATTCTTATGGACGTGGACGACAATGCCCCTGTTGTCTTCAAAGAACACCGAGACAACTACACAGACCTTCTATTTAAGACGATAGAAGAGTTCAAACGTAGACAACTTTTTTTTAAATAAAAGAAAAATAAGCATGTACATTACTCATAAAATAGGGTATAATAATCCTACAATGAGAGAGGAAACTTATGTCTAAGAGAAGATATTATTCTGACCGTCATCTTGACCAGATGCACAGACTCGATAACCTAATATTGTTTATCGAAGCAGCAAGAGATGAAATCGATCAGTTTGTTGAACCTGCTCTCAGAGATAGTCATTCAGAAGCAGCAACTAAACGATGGCTTGATCCATTGCATGAGGCTATTGACGAATTAGAATTAGAAGCATTTAATATTGATAGTAGAATTAGAGGAGAGATATCAACAAGATGACAATATATTTAGATATGGATGGAGTGATAGTAGACTTCTTTGGTGGTATAGCTAAAAAGTTTAATGTAGATCATTGGAAATCGATTCAGGACCGCGAGATTGCTTTTACCACTCTTGCTAATACTGAGTTCTTTTACACCCTTAGTATGTTTCCTGAGACATATTCAATTGTTAATTTTGTCAAAAAAATCTCTGATGGTGATTGGGGTATTTGTTCTTCGCCATTACGTGGTGATACCATGAACTCAGCCTATTGGAAAAGACAATGGTTGGGCCGTTGGGATATTATACCACCTTTGGTAGAGAATATGATCTTTACTTCGAATAAGCATAAGTATGCTATGAATAAGTTGACTCGCAAGAGAAATATATTAATCGATGATAAACTAGAAAACATCGATCGGTGGAATAAAGCTGGAGGTATTGGTATTCGCTTTCAGTGTAATGAAGATGACGTTGAAGAGTATCTATTTCCAGCTATTAAAAAGGCACTACAAGATGCAAATTGTTGAATTAATGAACATTCGAACTGACTTTGAAGGTATCATATGTGATTATAAAATACCTGAAGAATATAATGGTTCTGATATAAATAGTCTTAACTGGTTCATTGAAAATGGGCATAAGTCCAATTCTCTTCGTAATGATTTTAGAAGAGCTCTCGAGATTGCAGAGCTTATCGTTACGGAGTACGAGAATGACAGAAGCTACGAAGAAGACGATCGAGGGTCTAGACGAAGCGGATAGTAATGGCGATGGGCATATTACTGCAGAAGAGCTTGATATGCATCTTGAGTTCAAACGTAAAGAACTTGAAGATGCAGATGCACAAAGAGATGCTATGAGAAAAATGACTTGGTTTGCATTATTTGGCATGTTACTTTATCCAGCAATTATTCTCATTACTACTATCATGGGACAGGATAAAGCAGCAGGATTAATTGCTGATATTGCTCCAACTTATTTTGTCTCTATCTCTGTATTGGTTGCAGCATTCTTTGGTGCTGATGCAGTCAAAGGTAAAGCGGCGGCACCTAAGAAATGATGGATCTAGAAAATATACCAAAGGTCATTGCTATTGTTACTGCGTCATTTGGTGCTGTTGGCGGTGGTTATACATTATGGGATAAACTGCAATCAAAGGATATCTTAACATGGGCACCAGAACATTTTCAAGTAAGTGATGCATCGGTTAATGGATCCTTTGATGTTGTCGTGGCAAGGGAAAAACATAGAGATGATTGTAAGGTAACTGGATTCAGACTTGAAGTCAAAGACAGTAAATATCACGTCCATAAAGCAATTCCAAGTATAGCAAAGTTTAGTGGACCAGCAAGTGATAAGATTGATAAGTTTGGTTTCTCATTTACAATTGATCAAGAACATAAAGATATGATTAAACCTGGAGAAGCTATACTATTGGCGCATATTGACTATGAATGCCCTGAAGGTCCAGTTGTTGTAAACTACCCTGACCATTCTAATTTGAGATTTATGATAACAAACTAGGTTAATATATAATATTAGTTATGTAATAAAGTGAGTAATTATGAAAAGATTGATTTATCAAGTATATGTTGGGAAGCGTTCACGTCTATACGACCACTGTATCAAATCAGTAGCAGCGTACTGTAAGAAGTATGGTATCGACCACGAAGTACAACGTACACCTATCTTAAGAATTAAACCAGATATCTTCAGCACAAATCGTAGTAAAGAGTCGTATGAAAAGCATGGTGGGTTTCTGCCTATCTTTGAGAAAGAAAATGCTTTTTCATATTGGCCTAAGTATGATCAGATCTGCATCGTAGACTCTGACATCTGGATTCGTGATACAGCTCCAAATATCTTTGAAGAGTTGACCGAAGAGTATGACTTTGGTGGTGTACCAGAATCATCGATGCCTCTACTACCATGGTATCAGAAGAAGATCCTTCAATATTCTCAGATGCAGTATAGTAGCCTTAAGTTGCCATGGCAGGCTGACCCTAAGACCGGGTTTCCTTTCATGAATATGGGTCTTATGCTAATGAATAAGTCATTGACTAAGCATCTCAAGGGTGAGACAGCTAATCAGTTTATTCGTAGGCCTGAGTTTAAGGCATTCGTTGATGGTATGGGGCCATGGAAATGGTCTACTGATCAAACTCTCCTTAATTATTGGATCCAAAAAGAACGTATCAAGACAAAGCATATCGACTGGAGATATAATACATTGTTCTCTACAGTACCAGAGTCTCAGCTGAAATCTGCATATTTTGTTCACTTCTTTTTGAAAGATAAGTTGCCTAACCAAGGTGAAAACGTTGAAGAATTAATGAAACAGGTTATTTAGGAGAGACAGATGAAAATAGTATCAGGCGAAGAACTCGATAAGATCTTCAATAAGATGGTAAAAGAACTCAAGCCAGACTTATTTATCGAAGCTGGAGCATGGGATGGATCTCAGGCATTAAGAGTAAAACGTTCTATTCCTAGCTGTGAAGTACATGCATATGAAGCGAACAAATACAATTATCAATCATTTGAACAAACATTTGAGAATAGCGATGCGATGTATCATAACATAGCACTCTCAGACAAATTTGGTACTGCTACGTTTAAGATACAACTTACTCATAATAATAGTATAGTACCTAAGACTAAAAAAAATAATTCTCTCAAAGCTCGTACTGACAATGCACAATATGAAGATGTGAAAGTAAGATTAGATACGATTGACAATCGGCACATCAATGGAGGACATAAGAAGGTGGTCTTATGGGTTGATGTAGAAGGCGTTGGTTTAGAAGTTTTACGTGGATCTGAAAAAATCCTTGCAAACACAAAGATCATTAAGATTGAAGTAGAGAGCTATAAGTTTTGGGAAGATCAATATCTCGATACAGACATCATCTCTTATCTTGAGTCTCATGGATTCAAGGCTGAATACAAAGACGAAGAAAGAACTAACCAGTATAATATCATATTTGTAAAATGAAAACGTTAATCATTTATAATAGCCTATACGATCGATCAAACAAGATCGCGAATGAAGCATATGACACCTTCAAGTCTCATAAAGGTTGGGATCCAGTCTTATGGGATGGGTGCACGCCAAATGACCTTAGCTGGTATGAAGACAAGTATAAGGTTACTGAAGGTAAAAGAACAAAGCCATATGGCGAGAAAAAACTATGGGAGAGTAAGAAGAGTTGCTTCTATTCTCATTATAGCGCTTGGCATTTTTGTGCGAACTCTGATCAACCATTTGCATTCGTAGAACATGACACAGAATGTATCAGTCCTCTTATTGAAATTAATCTTGACTGGAATAAACCAGTGGGTGTTCAACTTACGACTCAAAGTATGATTAGACACCTACCACATTATCGTAAGCATCAGCTAAAATTGGATATGACTGGACCAGGTTTACATAAGGTATGGTATGACCATCCACATGGCATGACTACATTTGCCGGAGGAACAGGATATATATTATCACCAAGCGCTTGTAGATGGTTAGTCGAAGACTGTTTAAAAAATGGTTGGACTCAGAACGATCTACTCTTTAATGACCGTGACTTTGAACTTTATTATTTGTACCCTTCTCTTGTTGAGTACATGCCAGCAAAAGAGCTAAAGAGCTCTTCAGGAAAATTATCATGAAAGCATACGTAATTACGATACTTGGCCATCCTTTATCAGAAGCTGCAGCTGAAAGATGCATTGAGTCTGGTAAAAAATCTGACCTTGATATTCAAAGGTTTGAAGCTGTGATTCCTCCAGAAGTTGGAGATGTAATGAATGACTATGGGATTGAATGGAATTATCCGTGGGAAGGTGAGATACTTGACTTTAAAACTGGTCTCAAGAAGAGAGCATATCAAACAAGAGACCCTCTTGCTCGAATTGCATGTGCATTGAGCCATTATAAGTTATGGCATATGTGCCAAGATATCGATGAACCATTTCTTATCTTAGAGCATGATGCTAAGTTTATTAGAGAATTTGACCCTACTCCTATTTTAGAGAGTAAATTTAACATTGTAGGTATCAATAACCCTCTAGGCGCTACAAGGAAGGCAAAGCTATTTCATGATATAGTAGTTCAATCACCTAAAGACCTCGCGCATATACCAACTATTGATAACTTTGACGTGCCACAAGGACTCGCTGGAAATAGTGCATACATAATCAAGCCAGCTGGAGCTACTGCCGTCATCGAAGCAGTGGATGAACATGGTCTATGGCCTAATGATGCCATCATGTGTCGTCAATTAATTAAACGAATGGGTGTAACAAGGACTTTCTATACCGAAGTTCAAGGTACACCATCTACAACCACGGAGTGATAATGAAAGCCTTTGTAATTACAATTGAAGGTCATACAAAGTCTGAACAGGCAGCAAAGCGATGCATCAAATCAGCAAAAAAATTTGGTATGAACGTAGAGACGTTTAAGGCTATTACTCCAAAGGATAAGCCTCAAAAGATGCTTGAATCAAGAGAGATTCCAGTGACAGGATTCAGGGAAGTATATTCTAGGTTGAATAATCTCTTAGCTTCGTTTATGTCTCACTATAGTTTATGGGAATTAAGTGTCAAACTCAATGAAGATATTATTATCTTTGAACATGATGCTGTCGTAATTGGTACTATTCCTGAAGATATTAGGTTTGATAAGGTGATGACATTTTCAAAGCCATCATATGGAAAGTTTAATACTCCGACAAAGATAGGTGTTGGTCCACTTGTCCAGAAACCATATTTCGG